CAACAATATTTTTAGATTTTAGATGATTGAATATAATAGTATCCCATATACGGACTTGACCAAAACAATCTTGATAATTAACTTTCGCTTCATAGGCCATAGTTAAATGTAATTCAATCAATTTCATTTTATCTTCCAACTTGTCAACAAGTTCTACATCTTGGATATTATATTCTATAAATGATTGATAATCTTTTGTATAAAATTCTTTAAATGTATCATAAGGATTTTCGTTCTTCTTTTCATTAAGTTCTACTTCGCAAATATAATCTAGTTTATAACTTTCTCGTCTAACAAAAGTATGTTTACGATATAGATCAAGATAATCTAATACAGAAACACCCATGATGTCCCAATAGTTTTGTTCTTTATTAAAACCTTTTGCTGTGACTCTAGTACTTTGTTGAGTTACAACTCCCCATGGACTAAACTTTAAAATAAATTCATCACCCATTAGTCTTCTAAATCGATTCATCAAGAAAGGTATATCAAAAAACTTAACATTCCAACCTGTGATAATATCAGGATTATAATCTAACCAAAATTCTAAAAACTTTTCAATCAATGCTGTTTCAGTATCACACTTATAAAATGATACATCTGATCTATCATTAACAAAGTTATTCATACCAAAAACAATGATCTTTTTTGTTCTATGTTCTTTTACTGTAATAGAAATGATAGGCTCGATTGCCTCATCTGAATTAGGAAAACCATTTTCACTTTCACACTCAATATCAATTGTAAGTATTCTTATTTGTTTAATGTCCCAATCAACTTTGTCAGGAAACTCATCTGCAATAAACGGATATTGATATCTTGTATTACCAAAATATTCAAAGTTAGTGACATCTTTATACTGCTCAATCCACTTCTTTGCTTCAGGCATACTTTCAAAAGTAACCTTACCTACATTACGTCCGTCTAGTGTTTTGTATTTTGATTCTTTACCTGATGGTATGAATAAAGATGGTTTATAATTAATTCTATACTTCTTATGGCTACCGTCATGATTTACACCACGGACTAGTAACCTTCCACGATATGGTAATACCGAAGTATAGAATTTCATTAATTATTATATTTGTTTATTGTTAAAATGTTTTTTTAAAGCAGTTAATTTTTCTTCAGCTGTTGAAAGTTGATCTAATAGTTTATCCATTTCAACTAAATGCTGAGGATGTTCTCCTATTGCGACAGGATTGTCAAAATAAATTATTAGTGTTGCAGTTGCTGAAGCAACATCTGAAATGTATTTTTTTTCTAGTGCTTTGTATAGCGGACTAGACGCTTGATGATTTAATGGCATTGTTCACTCCTTTTCATTATTAATTATTATATCATATTTAAAATAGATTGTAAAGCATTACTCTAAACTATATTTGGTAGTTATCACATATTTTCTTGCTGGATTTACCATAAGATTTAATCTATTCATAAATGCCCTATCAAATAAAATAGGAGATTTATTTTTTCTATCATCTAAAGTAAATTCTATATCGTTATAAAAACCGCCTGCAAATTCAACATCTAAATTTACTACATATCGGTCTTCTTCATAATCTCTTAAGCCACCTACATTAATTTTTTCTGAACGAATTACATCACTAGTAATTGTTTTATCAAATAATGACCAAGTTATTTTCTTACCACTAAGTTTTATTTTGTCAGCGTGTATAACCGGCATACCTGAATTACCAGTATCAAATTTAGCAATAATTTCACCAAAAGGTTTTATGGTTACTACTTCTTTATAACCACACTCAGTAGGTACTTTAACCCAATTCTTTTTATCTGCAAAATGTTTTATAATTTCTTTACTGATATTCATACCAGTAGCTTCTTCAATACCTTCTGTACCTGGGGAAGAATTAACTTCAATAATAAATGGTGCTTCTTTATCTCTATTCTTAGCAGGTATAAAATCAACTGCTGTCCATACACCATTTACTGCTTTAGCAGCTTTTAAACTTTCTTCTATTTCCAATTCTGTTAATTGTAATTTTTGTGGTTTAGAACCTTGCGATACATTACTTCTAAAGTCTCCTTCAATAACTGGTCGTTTCATTGAAGCTAAAACTTTACCACCTAATACTAAAACTCTAGCATCCCATTCAGTTTTAATATATTGTTGTAGTAATAAATCAGCCTTTTCATCTTGTTTATTAATTAATTGTACAATACTATCTAATGCTCTTTCTGATTCAATAAACAATACACCAACACCTTTACTACCTCGTAAAGTTTTCATTATAATAGGAAACTTCTCATCTAAAGAATCATAAGTTTCAATAACGTTTTCTGGATCAGTTACCAATACAGATTTAGGTTGTTTAATTCCATTATCAGCAAGTCTTAATGACGTTCTATATTTGTCAGCACAAATATTAATTGTTTGCCTACTATTGATTACACAAACATTATGTTTTTCTAATCTTGAAACAATATCCATCCAGCTATCTTTACGAACAACTGAACCTCTAATTATAACTATTGTATCATTGGAAGAAGCCCTAAAACCTTTTGTGTCTTTTTTGTTTTGAAAATATAACTCACCGTCTTCACCCTTCTCTACAAATCCACCAGTGTTTCTATAGACATAACTATCCCAACCAATCTTTTTAGCTTCTTCTAGTAGTCTATCTGCTGTATGGAAGTTTTCTGATTTTTCAGGCTCATCTGAAATAATTAACAATCTATATTTCTTATTGTTATTAGCTTCAGAAATAAACTCTTTAAATTTCGGTGCCTTCATTTTCTATTTTTTTACCTATATTATATTTCGCTTGAAGATCCCATTCATTTTTTTCTTTAAAACTTAAAACTTTGATTTGTGATAGGGGTGCCTTCTTTTCGGAAATTGATTTGTTTAATATAGCGATTAATCCCCAATCGCTTAATAGTTGAGTAATTGTATTTCTTCGTTCAGCATCATTTTCAGAAAAGTTTGTTTCTTTGCCATCTAAAGCAAACAGTTCTTTAAAATGCACTATAAAATATCTTCCTTGTTTATGTAATATGTGGCAAGATTGAAAAAGCTTTTTATCTTTTCTTGACGCCACTCCCATTCTCGTTAAAGTCTCCCTAACTTTTAAAAAGTCATCTGGTTCTTTTAACTGTATTTCCAACATCTTTTCTGGATGCCATGTACTATGTAATTCATTCATTTAATCCCACCTTTATATAATTTCGCTTTAATCAATTTCAATTGATCGTTGGTGAGTATATCAAGAGCGGACTTTGCTTTTTCATTACTATATCCATAAAACTCTTTTACACACTCAATATCTTTCAATTTATTCGCTCTTAAAAAAGGACTATATCTTTTTTTTGTTCTAATACTATTTAGTAGAAATTGATATTGCATATCCTTATCAAGGAAGTGATTACGATTTACTTCATTAACAAGCATTATGGTGTCTGAAAATCCTGATAATATTCTATTAACAATATATGCAGGATACTTTTTGATCCATTCCTTGTCATCAGAATTCATCAAGTTTTTCTTATTAAAGTTTATGGAGTTTAGATAGTCTTTAAGTTCATAACTCATTTGAATTTGACCTGGGACATTAGTTCAGTTAAACAAGCAACTAAATTAATCTCCTGGTCAGCAACAAAGGCTGACTTGTATTGATAGTCAGCAATAATCAATACAGCATGAGGTATTGTAGATGGTTCTAAATTAGTATATAGTGTATCATATATCTTTCTAAAAATCTTAACAGGATCATTGTCAAGGTTATTGACAACCCATTTTCTCATATCACTAAACTCTTTTTTCTTTAGGTGTGATATTAAATTCTTTATATTTTCATCGGATACATTAACTAGAATACCAGCATCAATAGAACCACTTACTGAATATCTTTGTAATTCATTAATGAGTTTTCTGAAATCTGGAAAGTGTTTCTTAATTAATTCTGCAAGGACCTTTTCTTCATAGTCCACATTTTGTTCTTTAAGAATAAATGTAGCTCTTTCAAATAGTCTAGTAGCAAGTTTACCTTTATCTTTAGGATTAATTCTAAATTCTATGTTTGAAAATCTACTATGTAAAGGTTCTATAATTCTATTCTTAAAATTACAAGTAAGAATAAATCTACAATTACTATGAAACTCCTCTACGAATCCTCTTAATGCAGGTTGTGTAGATTGTGGATTAAGATAATCTGCCTCATCTAATATTACAACTTTCTTACCACCAGATAGTGATACAGTTGAAGCAAAGTTTTTAATCTTATTTCTTAGTACATCAATACCACCTTCTTCGGATCCATTTATCATAATCCAATCACAGTTCATCTGTTCACACACAGCTTTTGCAACTGTGGTTTTACCAATGCCTGGTGTACCAGATAATAATAGATTAGATATTTCACCTTTCTTAATGAAAGCTGAAAATAATGTTTTTAATGAATCAGGTAATATACAATCATCAATAGTCTTTGGTCGATAATGTTCGACCCACAAAAAATCTGTATTCATAAAAACCTACTTAGTTATAATACTGTCTTTTTCTAAAGCGATCCAATATTCAAC